ATCACGGTGGCGGCCTGCGACCCGACCGATCCGCTGAAAATGCCAGCGATTGCCGTGCTGGAGACCACCCTTGCCAACAACGGCGATGGCGACGCCGTGGTACTGGGCGAGCTGAGGCCGTTCAATACCAACAGCTACCAACTGGGCGATCAGCTCTATGTCGGCGCTAGCGGCGCCATGGTGGCGACGATCCCGGCATCTGGCGAGGTGCAACAGGTCGGCAGCGTAGTGAGGGTGAACGTCAACACCGGAACCATCCTGGTGAACACTGGCGCGGCGATGGCCCGGGTGGGCTTCACTGGGGCCTATGGCGATCTCTTAGGTCTGCCCACCTTGGGCACGGCAGCGGCGGCCAGCACGGGTGATTTCGCCCCCGCAGCGCAAGGCGTCACGAACGGCAACAGCCACAACCACGACGGCGGCGACGGGGCGCAGATCGCTTACGCCAGCCTGTCGGGATTGCCCACGCTGGGCACAGCAGCAGCACAAAACGTCGGCACCAGCGCCGGCAATGTGGTGCAGCTCGACAACGCGGCGAAGCTGCCAGCGGTTGACGGATCGCAGCTGACCAACCTGCCCGCAGGCACATCCCCTGCAGGCAGCGGCACCGAGATTCAGTACCGCAACGGCAGCGCGCTGGGCGCGATCCCCAACAGCAGCGTGGATGGCGCCACGGGCGCCGTGACGCTGGCAAGGCTGATCCTGGTGGCGAATGGTGCGGCTAACACTCCGCCGATGGCACTGACTGGGACGTGGTTCACGGGCGGCACCAGCACAACCACCAAGCCAGCGTTACTGATTGAACCAACTGGCACCACGTCAACAAGCTGGAGCACTGCTGGCACGGGGTTTGGCGTTAATGCGCCAAACGGGTTTACCGGGAACCTGCTGGATTTGCAGCTAAATGGAGTAACAAAGTTTTTTGTAGATTCTGGTATTGGTGCCGGTTTTGTAAGAATTAGCGGCGGGAACACCCCAAACCTAGGCGTTGTTCAATCAACAGGCCGCCGCTCGGCACTTAGTCCCCTTGAGCTTAGATTCTTTACTGGCACTGCAAATAATAACCCAGTAGCTATTACAGGTGAAGCTGCGGGCACTATGGCTCAACGCGATGGTACTGCTGCCCAAATCTTTCGCGTCTACGACACCTACACCTCAGACACGGACTTTCACCGAGCCGCAATCGCTACAGCCCGCGCCACGCTCAGCGCGGTATCTGGCGCCAGTGTGACAGCCACCGCCCTGATCCCTGCAGGTGCGGTCGTGATGGGGGTAACCAGCAAAGTCACTACTAGCCTTGGCACCGGCAACGGCACTACTGGCTATGAAATCGGCACCGCCAGCGATTCTGACCGCTGGGGGGCAATCACCGACACCGCTGCTGGCACCGCCAGCGATAACCGTGATTGGACTGCAGGCACCATTGAATGTTTTCCTGCCGCCACGAATGTAATTGTTACCGCTGTGGGCGGCAATTTTAACGGAACCGGCACCATCTACCTGTCGGTTCAGTATATGACCGGACAGGTAGATTAGCCCGGAGTTTAACCATGCCTCTTTTCTCTCTCACTATCACCATCACTGACACCCGCCTGATCGACGGCTGGGTGGAAGCCGCCAACCGCAACGGCGCCACGCCCGAGCAGCTTGCGCTGGAGTTCCTGAAACACCAAGGCCGCATCTATGCCGACTTGAACCGCATTGGGTTGATCACCAGCTCTGCATTCATCCACCGATTGACTGCCGCTGAATACGTGACGATCCTCGCCGCTGCCGGGCAGTCCCCACAGGTGGCTGCCCTGGTGGATGAGTTCATAAGCGCTCCCACGGTGGCTCTTGACGATCCCCGACTGGAGTCCGGCCTACAGGCACTGGCCGCCGCTGGGATGATCGCTGCTGAGCGGATTCCTGCGCTGTTGGCTTACAACCGCCCAGAGCCAAGCACAGAATAACCCCCGTAGCGCCCCCGACTACAACGCCCCACCCATGACCACCACCAAACACGAACAAATCCTCGCCCAAGTCACCACCACCCTGGCGGCCACCAGCGGCGTGAGCGGGCGGGTGTATCGGAGCCGGACTGAACCATGACCACCCCCAGCCTCCGCGAGCAGATCCTCGATCACATCCACACCGTCACCCTGCCGGGCACGGTGCAGGTCGGCATCAGGATCTACCGCAGCCGGGTGCAGGCGATCTCCAGGCCCGAAACCCCAGCGGTGATCGTCAGCCCTGGCGAGGACAATCCGATGAACGCCCCGCGCACCACGGGCGCCAGTCTGGGACGCCTTGACAACGCGTTGGTGGTCCTGGTCGAAACCTACGTGCGCGGCGATGTGCCGGACCAGCTGGCGGACCCCATCGTGACCGACGTTCACGCCCGCATGATGGCCGACCGCACCCTTGGCGGCTTGGCCCATGACGTGCAGCCCGATGGCTACCTGCCAGAGATGGAGGCAGCCGATGCCACTTCTGGCCGCATGACTCAGCGTTTCCTGATCCGCTATCGCACCCGCGACGACGCGATCAACGCGGCTCCATAGCCTGAGAGTACGGAAGCTCACCCCCTAACCATGGCGGCCGACCAACACTATGAGCACCACGGCCTGTCTGGGGAGTTCGTGATGCTCCCCAGTGGCCAGATGGTGCCCGCTGCTGAGGCGCCCAAGCCTGAGCCCGCCAAGCCCCAACCCGCGCCGAAGGCCAAGGACTGATGACCGAACTCCTGATTCGCAACAGCTTCGCGCTGGTGAAGGCCGAGACCAGTTACGGAACCCTGGCCAGCCCAATCGCCAACACCGACGCGATGAAATTCGTGTCGATGGAGATCAACCCGATCACCGGCACCCGAGTCGAGCGGAACCTGATCAAGGGGTTCCTCGGTGCCGACCGTCAGCCGCTCACTAATGAGCACGTGGTGGCAACGATCGCCTTCGAGTGGGGCGGCTCTGGCGTCGCTGCCACCGCGCCCCGATTCACGCCGCTGCTGCAGGCAGCCGGCATGAACGTCTCGGCATTCGCCGAGCTGACCGGTACGGCCACCGCAGGCGGCGCCAACACCCTCACCCTGGCGGACCTGGGGGGCAGCAACCCCGCAAGCGACGCTTACCTGGGGCTGCCAATCGAGATCACCAGCGGCGCCAACACGGGCCACAAAGGCGTGATCGTGGCGCACGACGGGGCCACCAGGCAGGTGACGGTGGTTCCTTCTACCGCATCGTTCACCGGCGGCGCAGTGGGCTACAAGATCCCCGCGCTGTCCCTGCTGCAGCCGATCAGCACGTTCGGCAACGGCAGCAGCTGCACCATCGTGGCGGTGAAGGATGGCGTTAACGTTCACCGGATTGATGGATTCCGCGGCAGCCCGGCCCTCAACAGCACTCTGAACGGCTACGGCACCTTCACCATCACCGGCGTCGGCCGCTACACCACCCCCACCGCAAAGAGCGCTGAAGGATTCATCTACAGCAACCAAGCCGAGCCGGTGCCCGTCACCCCGACCCACACCAAGGCGTTGCGGTTCCAGGGCTTCAATCCCTGCTCCGAAGGCTTCAACTTCGACTGGGGCGTGTCGGCCGTGTTCCGCTCGCTGATCGGCTGCGAACCTCACGCCCGCATCACCGACCGCCCCAACCCGAACGGCACAATCACGATCGAGAACCCGCCTGTGGCGACGAAGAACTTCTTCACCGCTGCGGCTGACAACAGCGGCGCCAGCGATGGCCCGTTCGTTGTGCAGCAGGGCACGACGGCTACCGAAAGCTCCATCTTCTTCTGCCCCCGCGCGGCGATCAGCGGCGACCTCTCCTTCCCTGATTCTGACGGAGTCAGCATGCTGCAGATCCCATTCACCGCGCTGCCTAAGTCCGCAGCCGGCAACGACGAAACCCGCCTCGTTTTCTTCTGATTCGCCATGTTCCATCTGTACCAGCCGGACCACATCGAGTGGCCGGTATCGGTTGATCTGCCGGTGAAGGCGGGCCTAAAGAAGGCCTACACCTTCACCGCCCATTTCCGGGTGCTGGACCAGGAGGATTGCGACGATCTCAACGAGCAGCACAATGCGCTGATCGTGGCCACCATCAAGCGCTACGAGGCGCTGCAGAGCTACCGGGGCAGCAATGACCTGGAGGTGCTCACTGAGCCGCTGCCGTGCACCTATGAGGATCTGGCCGCCGAGGTGCTCTGCGGCTGGGGCGAAGAGGTGGTGGACGAAGCTGGCGAGCCTGTCGAGTTCACCGATGCTGCCAAGGCCAAGATGCTGCGGATGCAGGGTGCCGCGTCCGCGATTTTCAATGCCTGGGTCGCCAGTATCGGCAAGCCCAGCGCCGCCGGCGAGCCCGCCAAATCCGCCGCCAAGCAAGGAGGCTTCCGCGCAAAAAACTGATCGACGCGGCGCTGTTCCTCGCTGGCGCCGCGAAAGGTGAGGCTGACGACGGCAAGGATGCCGCCGACGCTGCAGCCATGTTCGGCCTGGTGGCGCCTGAGGTGGAGCAGCGGCCCGAGACGTTCGGGATCCTGCTGGAGAACTGCGAAGCGCTGGCGTGGTTCCTGAAGATGCAGACCCAGTGGCGAGTCGGCATGGCCGGCCCCGTAGGCCTCGACTACGGGGTGTTCATCCAGTGCGCCAAGGATGAGGGCGTGAAGCGCCGTGACCGGGTGTGGCTGCTGGAGGATCTGCGGCTGCTGGAGCGGGAGTATCTGGGTGCGGCGCGGGGGTGATAGCGGTTCTGACTGACTACACTTAAATCGGTCCCTCGGCCACGCCCCGGCGTTGTGAACCGGGGCATTTTTCTGCCCGCCCTCCATAGCCTGACCCTAGGACTGGCGATCGGATAACACATGGCCCGAATGAGCCTGGATACCGCCATCCGGCTGTCGGCCGAGGTGAAGGGCGGCGGGAATATCGACCGGGTGAAGCGGTCGCTGCAGGATCTGGGCCAGGCCGCGCAGGTAACCAAGCGGGAAAAAACAGCACTGCGCACCGCAACGCTGCAGCTCGCCCGCGCCAATGACGGGACCATTGCCGGCATCCGCACCAGTGTTGCGGCGTTGCGCGGGCTGCAGGAACAGGCCCGGATCGGCGGCCGGGAGTTTCAGAAGTACGGGGCGGAGATTCAGCGGCTGGAGGGGAAGCTGCGGGGGCTGGATGGTACGGCAAGCCAGACCAATACAAGGATCGCCGGCATGGCAGCTGTTGCAGGTCGCCTGATTGCGGCCTACGCAGGGATTGAGGCTGTCAGATTCGTTTTCGGCAACGCAGCCGAGCTGGAATCGCAAACCAGAAGCCTAGAGGTGCTGACAGGCAGCGCCGAGCGGGCAAAGGACATCGTTCAGCAGCTGCAGCAGCTTGGCGCGGTTACTCCGTTCACCAGCACAGAGCTGATTGACACGGCAAAGCGACTGCAGGCTTTTGGCATTGAAACGGAAAAGGTCGTTGACATTACCAGGCGCCTAGCCGATGTCAGCGGCGCCACTGGTGCGGAGCTTGGCGGCCTAGCCACCGCCTATGGCCAGGTTCAAGCAAAAGGCAGACTGCAGGGCGAAGAACTGCTCCAGTTCCAAGAGCGTGGCGTTGCGCTGCAGCAGGTCTTGCGTAAAGAGTATGGATTAACAAGCGTTGAGTTTCAAAAAGCGCTTGAAAAGGGGCAAATCAGCGCAGAGGCTGTTGAGTACGCATTGCGCAAGCTGACCGACACTGGCGGGAAGTACGCCAATGGCGCTATTGCACAAAGCGACACCTTAAGGGGCCAAATGTCAACCCTGACCGATTCTGTTCAGGTTTTGGCGCAGACGATTGGCAAGACGCTAGAGCCTGTTTTTAAATGGGCATTAACGCAAGCGACCGCTGTAGTTAGCGAGATTCAGCGCTTAATTGATGAAGCGAATAATACCGGAGGAGCGAGAGACAGGGAGGCTCAGTATGCGCGAAACGCTGACACAGCAGTGCGGGCAATGGGGCTAAACCCATTAACACAGCAAGGCATGATGGCCGAGATGCGTCAGCGCAACATTGAACAGCAGCGTGCAGATTATGAACTGGCCAGGCAGAGAGCCAGAGCTGCCGCGCCTGCTACGTTGCCCGGCGCCCCATCAGCACCCACCCTGCCGCCGCTAAGCGGATCCGCCGGAACAGCGCCCAGCTCGACCGGTTCCGGCACCAACGGCCGAACCGCGGCCGCCGAAGTCACCAAGGGCGTCAAGGAACTGCTCCGGCTGACCGATGCCGAGATCACTGCAGCAGTGAACACCGCAATCGGTGAGTACGGCGGGCTGGACCCTCGCGGCCGCACCGACGTGTTCGCCAACATCCTGGCCCGCTCCAGGTCGCCGCAGTATCCATCCAACCTGGTGGACGTGGTGACGCAGCCGGGCCAGTACGCCCCGAACTTCGGACGCAGCCGGGCGCAGGTGACCAACCCGAACCTGTACGGCAGGGCGCGGTTTGAGCAGGTCAAGGATGAGCTGATGAATCCCCAGATGCTGGCCCAGTCCATTCAGGACGTGGACAGCCGGCTGTACTTCAAGGGGATCAGTGAGCAGCGCAACATGGTGCGCGGCGTGGACTTCCTGCGGGCGCCGGATCAGAACTTCTTCCACGGGCCTGGGCGCAGTGATCCTGGCCGCAATCCCCAGATCACTTCGCAGCTGCTGTCGGAGCTTGGTGATACCGGGTCGCTGACTGGGTATCTGGATCAGCAGACGCAATCCGCCGAGCAACTTCGCGAACGCCAACAAGCCACTACCGCCGAGCTTGAAAAGTTCATCGAGGCCAGGACCCAGGCTGTCGTCAAGCTCAACCAAGAAAGCGAGCTGCTGGGCGCAACAACTGATCTTGATCGCCGCCGGCTGGAGTACGCCTTCGAGCAGCTGGAGATCAATGACAGGGCGATTCAGGCCAAGAGAGAGTTTCAGGAGCTGGAAAAACAGCTGGTCGAGCTGGGCATCGATTACAACGCTGAGCAACAGCTGGCGCGGATCGAATCGGAGAAAGAGCACGCCCTGAAAAACGCCCAGATCAAGGCAGAGCAGGACATCAACGACCTGATGGCCGAGCGCGTCCGCATGATGCAGCAGCTGACCAGCCAGGCCGCCGAGCCAGCCGCCTTCCAGACCCAGGGCATGGCGATCGAGGCCCAAATCGCCACCCTGAAAGACGACCTAGCCGAAATGACCAGCATCGCCACCCTGGCGGGCAAGTCTGCCGAGACGATCGGTGGGGCGTTCGGCAATGCGTTCCGCGACCTGATCAGCGGCGCAGCGAGCGCCCGGCAGGTACTGGCCGGATTCTTCCAAGACGTGGCCCAAGGATTCGCGCAGATGGCCGCAGAGATCATCGCCAAGCAGATGGCCATGATCGCGCTGCAGACGATCCTGAAGGCGCTGGGTGCGGTGGCTGGGGCGTCCAGCGGCGGCACCTTCGCGCCGAGCAACGTGGGCCCATTCGGCGCTGCGGGGGCGAGCACGGCGGTGAGCTTCGACCCGTCCGCCATGGTGCCCCGCGCCCTCGGCGGCCCCACCGCCAGCGGCCAGCCGTACAAGGTCGGCGAGAACGGCCCCGAGCTGTTCGTGCCCTACCTGGCCGGCACCATCATCCCGGCTGAGGCCACCGAAGCGCTGCAGGCGATCAACAACGCCAGCCTGCGGGGCCTGCAGGTGCCGTTCCAGGCCACAGCTGCTACCGCTGCCAAGGCCTCACAGCAGGGCGGCGGCTCCAGCTCCAGCAGCGGCCTAAGCGTGCCGTTCCAGCGCGGCATGGAGGGCCTGAGCGTGCCATTCCAGCGCGGCGGCATGGATGGCGGCATGGGCGCTGCTGGCATGGGTGCGGGCGGCGGTGATAGCACCATCCGCTTTGAATCCGTGGTGATCAACAGCGAGGAGCTTGTCACACGGAAGCAGGCCGAAGCCATCGGCCGCAGGTCTGAGCAACGCGGCGCCGCACTGGCCCTGAAGCGCTACAAGAACAACCCCACGGACCGGCGCGGAGCCGGCCTGCCCTGATGGAGCTCTGCAACTTCCTGCGGTTCAAGCGCCGGGATGGCACCTATACCACCTGGCTGGCCCAGAACTACTTCATCGGCCAGACCATCGCGCACAACGGCCAGAGCTACCCCTACCTACCAGTGGCGGTGGCCACCAACTCCAGCACCCGAGGCGGTGATCGATCCGAGGCTGTGGTGGCCGCGCCGGTGTCGGCGCTGAGCGTGAACGTGTTTGCCGAGGCCAGCCGCGAACGGTGGCTACTGGAGGTGCGATCCGTCAAGATCAACCGGGTTGACCAGAGCCTCGGCGTGCTGCTCACCACGGAATATTGGGCGGCGCAGCAGCTGCAGGGCGACGTGAGCGAGCCGATTGTGAGGCTCCAGCTGGCCAGCCCGCTCGATGCGGTGCAGGCGCCCGGCGGCAGGGTGCTGTCTCAGGTACTGGTGGGTGCGCTGCCTACCAGTGGGAATCTGACGCTGCAATAGAATGATACTGCTTGCAGTCACGCCGGCTTAAATCTATGGCAAAAAGAATCAAAACTTGGAAAGAATTAGATCGAGAACTCTCATCGCTGCTTTCTTCCATGAGATCAGAAAGGAAGGAACGAGAGAGGAAGAAAAAGGAAGCGAGAGATGGCTTTGATGCTCTCGAAGCTGAGGCAATAGAATGAAAAGCACCGGAAACCCGTAAATCCATGTTCAACTACAACGTAATAACGGAGGCAGACTTGCAACGGAAAATCGATTTACAGATCTTACGGCTCGATTCGCTGATCTCTTTGATGAAATCGGAAAGGGAAGAAAGGAAGCGGAAGAGGCAAGCCAGGAAGCAAGAGATGGCTTCGATGCTTTCGCAGTTTAGGCAGTAGAATGAAGGAACCAAAGCCCGTGGTTAATTGCATGCGATCTGATCGGGAAAGAATTGAGTCACTGGAGCGAACCGCATCGGCACTAGAGTCGAGGCTATCTTGGCTGCAGTCAGAGGAAGGCCAGAGAGCAATAGCGATCTTCAGAAAGGCAATCAAGGAGTCTCGAAGCAACGCAGAAGATCAGCAGCCATGACCATCTCTCAAGAAACGCTAGACCTACTGTGTGACATATTCTGCAACACAGAACGACCTGACAAGATCACGGTAACTGCTGATCCCGTATCCAAATCAATCACCGTGGTTTACGAAGACATGGACCAACAGTGGTATGAGGAAATAACTGAATCCTTATGACCGCAGACTGGCCCGCTTGGGTAAGCGCCCGCCTGCCACACGTGATCGGCGCTGACCCGGACGACGGCGAGGGTATCTGCTGCCTGGTGATGGCCGCCAAGGTCCGCCGCAGCGCTGGGCTGGCCATGCCTGATCTGGACCCGCAGTGGTTCGCCATGGCCGCCGCCGGGCAATGGGATCAGCTGCAGCGGGAATGGAGACGCCTGATGGCCCCCCACAGACTGGAGCAGTACGCGCTGGCACTCCACCGCCAGCCCCTGGGTCTCAGTGTTGGCGTGGTGGTTGATGACGGCCTGCTGATCGTGCATCACCGCCGCGGGGCGCAGTGGTTGCCGCTGGAGGTCGCCGGCCAGCTCATGCCCCTCGAATACTGGAGGCCCCGCGATGCTGCCATCTGATCGCTATCTGGCCGAGCTGCTGGGCCTGAGCGATGAGCAGTACGAGATCTGGCGCGATGAGGTCCGCAAGCGTGCAGCAGAGGCGCCCAAGCCTGCGGTAACGGCTGGCATCGTCGAGTTCACCGCAGCGCAGATCGTGGTGCTGGTCACTACGGCTATCAGCATCGGCGCCCAGCTGATCAGCGTCCTGCTGGCCCCCAACGCCCCCCGCAACCGGCGCACGGCGGAGCTGGGGCAGCGGCAGGTGCAGGGGCGCAACCAGACGAGCATTGAATCCCTAGCGC